TGACGTTAGAACCTCGAGCGCGTGGTCTTTCGCAATTTTCGGATACAATGTCTCCGTACTTGCCAACGTAGTCCCAAGTGTTGAAGGGTGTGCGCGTAATTGGTAATATGTTGCAATGAGTTTTAACCGGGCACTTTGGACGAGGGTTGCCTGACGGTTCTCCCACACAGAATCGGTGGCAGTTCTCGAACTCGAACTTTCGCTCGAAGTCGACGAAAGCGTGAAAATGATATCCTCCATCAGCATGGAGCTCTCGTGATATTCGGTGCTTTGCTCCAAGTGCCTCACAGAGGTCAATAAGTTTTTGATACGGCCAGTCGATACCACTTTGAGAGGTTGTAAACATGAAATATCTGGCCGACCATCTCGGGGTTCCAGACCCAAGTCGCTTTCCTGGTACTGCGAGTCCGGCCAACTCTCCGCCTCTGAGGTGGTTGGGGATTTCGAAGGGGTTTTCAATCCCATTGCGAGGCTCTCGTTCGTCAGGAACCACTGACACTCCTGACAAGGTTGAAACAGACCGCATCCGCAATTCGCGGGTTTGCGATCTTTGAACAGACGGCGAACAGGTTCGCCAGGCGCTTTGGATCGAACTTTCTGAGCAGTCTCGATGAGACGCTCTTCGTCGGAGTCGTAGACGTTCTCCTTCTCCCAGTCTTGGATAAGGGCTTTGTCGTGAAGACTCAGATATTCTTCGTCCTCGGTGAGGAGTGGAATAGTATCGCTCAATGGAGACCCTGGGAGACTCAGGGTTTGGCTCGAAGAGCGGAGAAGATGCGGATAGGTCGTCATCGTTGATAAAGTTATCGAGTAAATCGTATTGTCCAATTGTAGATGGTGGGCCGTCTGAACAATTGTCGCCGTAGTCGATGAATTGTGCCATGCAATATTCGGTGGAATGGCATCAAGCTATAAACAAGAGCCGGAGGCTCGGAGGACCGAAGGTCCGACATCGCGCCCGACAACTATATAACATTGTGTCGGGCGCGATGGGAGTGGGAGTAGTCCGTGCGTAGCGAGGATCCAGGACACTTGATTGGTGAATCAACCCGCAAGGGCCACCGGGTGGTCTGTCCCACTCCCATTAACAGGGGTTTACTCCCATAAACGCTCGGGCCACTCCCACTCGAGGGCCTGTGCGTTGAAGGACCACCTCGCTAAAGTGAGGGGTAATTGAGCCGAGTTTCCCGCCGGGACCAACGAGGCGGTGTCTGCCGGAGCCTGCGCGATTTATGCCATTGGCTCGGCAACTCCAGGAGTAAACCCCGACGCGTCGTTGATGAGCCAACGTAGCACCCTAGTGCAAGTGCGCGAATTGTTTTCATGCACAATCTATTGATTTTCATAAATCCCTCAACGACGCGTCAGCGATCAAACGAAAATAACGCAAGTGAAATTGCAGGTTGATCGCAATAAGCTGTACCTGAATGCCGGCAGAGGTAATGATGGTGCAGCTATAAATGACGCGCAATCCCAATGAAGCAGTCATTATCATTTTCCAAGAGCAACGCGACATGGAATCATTCAGAGACCAACAAGTCTCCCAACAACTATTGGAACTTGTTCCAAAATACACTGTGGGACACTCCCCACATTTCGACGACATTGTCGACTTCTTTACCGCGAACGCGGAAAACACCCACGATTTCTTGCCGTATTTCATGCGCAAGTTTCAAGTTTACAACGAACCAACTCTAGCCACCTGGGCTATGGAAACACCGATAGACTCCGCTATCATCTGTGCGTTTTCGCACTGCCTTCCCCAAGAGGGTGTAGTCATACATCCCGATCTCCCGGATACGGTTTTACTCGCGAGATTCAACTTCACACTATCGAAGATATTCTGTCTAGACTATCTTGATTTCATATCAAGAGTACTACGCGTCATTGCGGACCGAGCTTTCGCTTACGAACTCTATCTTTGGTCCAAAGTCGAAGATACAGCCCCGCTTCAGGGCGGCACGGACCTGGACACGTGGCTTGACCGGTCCCTCGTTCCGTCTTTTTTGACAGGGCAAAGCCTTAATTCCGTACTAGACGGTACTGCAAACGTCACGAAGCGCACAGGCCTTATGCTAGAGGCCTTGGGGGAGCAGTACAGGGAAGTCGTTATGGCGACTATAAATTTGAGGCCGCAGCATGTTGTCGGCACTTACTATCCTTCTCAGCATGTCACCGATTGAAGACATTCGCGGATACCTTTCTAGAAGAATTGCATTTTTAATTACCGATATCGACAAGTGTTATTCTGAGATCGACTATCTTACGGACTTGTTGAGGAACCTGCATACAGCTGACATTGACACGGTGCCCCCAATTAACCGTGCTCAACCACCGGCACCCCCGCCGGTACCGATCGTGAGGCCGCCCCCTCTTAGGCCGCGATTAAATCCCTCAAAGTCCACCCCTGACATTAAGCTTCGGCCAGAACCACCACCGGAACCGCACCCCGCTTTTAGGCCAGCGGTGACCTCACAAAGTAGGTACCCGGAATTCTTCCGCGGTCCAACATAAAAGCTGAGCCTTCTCAGGCTTTCTCTTCAAACTCGCACTACATGATCCCAGAGTCAAGGAGGCTCATCTGGAACGACGACGGTTACCCTCTCGATAGCGACGAAGAAGCTGACGCACGCATTAGACGTCACTTACACAAAAGCTGGGCTCGAAGAAAAGAACTCAAGAAGGCCGAGTCTGAAGTCTTTTCTCACTTCAAGAAAGAAGGCTTGACATACATTCAAGCGTACGTCGCAATACACAAAAAGTGAGTACGATGTCTCATCTACCCCCAGCATGTCCGGTGTACGTTTCGAGGAACGGCGTCCTACACGCAGTGCCATTTCCGATAGAGAGTCCCAAGCGACGTTGGAAGATGCACGTAGACGTGTGCACCAGCTGGAGGCCGATTTGGCGTATGAGCGCAATAAGGCAAAGAGGGCAGCCAGTGCTTACGCCAAGGTTTATGAGAGGGGTGGCTGTGTCAAACGCACGGACCGCGATGGTTACACAGAAAAGACACTCATCATTGGTGAACCAAAGAAAAAGAAGATGGACCCGTGTAGTGCTCGGGCTCGCTTTGTTTCACACGTTTGTAGGCATCTCTAATTCGTAATTCAGAATGCCTCCCAAGCGCAAGTCCACGTTCAACACCGGTGGTTTCGCCAAGAAGACTAAGGTCACGAAGGCTAAATATGGCGGTGGTATGAAGAAAAACGCCGACAAATATGGAGCGAAGGGCATTGACTGGGATGCCGCCGTCAAATTGGCCGAGAAGGCGGCCAACAAGGCAATCAACAAGAATATTGAGACGCAATACTCGTCTGTTGTGATGACATCTTGTCTTTCGTCGACCAGCACCGCGACTTCCGGTTTTAACCTTCCAACTCTTAATAAAGAGATTGGTGGTACGAGGTATTCTGCCGACAACATGATTATCTTCAACCTCGGATACCTGTCCCAACAGGGCAGTTCTCTTAAACCCGGATACCGGATCGGTCAGCGTTTGAATGCGAAGTACTTTCGTATTGTTGTGGCCGGAAACATACCTATGGCTACAGCTGACTGCACTTACCATTGGCGTATTGTCAGGCGCAAGCAGGACCAGGCCGGCCAAAAAGCTTACAACGAGCCAACTATTGTCACTGCGGAGACAGTTGCACTGTTTAAGCCTGTATCCGATGGTCCATTGGCGGCGTCTTCCTCCTACGGCAGCACCGGGGGCTCGGCAGTGAGACCCTTCCCAACATATTTGTCTGCTATGCGTCAAAACACCGAGGCCTGGACCTTCACTAAGGGTGCTTACGGTAGCAAGTTCATCAAGGCTCACCCTCTCGACATCGACCCAAACGACGATAAGCATGCTTCGTCCTTTTGTGAGACTCTTTACCATCCTTTGGAAGAAGAGTGGGAGTTTGTCGACCGTGTCGGGTCAGATATCAAGGGCGGTAACTACTTTTTCGTTCTGTGGAGAGAGGGTGCAATGGACACCACTCAACATTCAGTGTCTACTGAAACAATGGCCTCCATGGGTGGCCTTGAGTTGAAGGTCATGTTTGAACTTGCATTCAAGGACGGTGGTTAGGGGGGTGGTGGATCTGGGGTACCCACTACACCTAATCCAACCCCTCCGATTAGTGAACCCGCAACGGGTGCACCGGAACCGACAGCACCCCCGATCGACAATACTATTCCACCCGATTTTGCCAATTCGGGTGCGAATAGGACGAAGAGTGAGCTTGGTTACACTGATGTGATCATGGCATCACAAGCAAGGAAGTCAATTTATCTCAATGACTCTCCTGTTACCGGCGTTCCTGGACCAGTTGTGTTCAATGGAGTGTGTCCAGGCTACTGGTCGAGGCGTTATCTCAGCATGAATGACGCCGCGGCGTTAACTGGCGGCTCGGGTTACTTCGGTTACCCGGCTTCCGGAACAACTGGTTCGTCTGGCTACTGGTCGACGAATTTTGTTGATGACGGAGTATATGCTTCCAATTTCGTTTTTACGGAAGGGAGCTATTACTCAAAGAACGTTGTGCTGAACAAGGGCAAGGTTCTTCTTGGTGTTGTTGTGGTGGACGGCAACGACATCAAATTGAAGTGGGGCAGCACCTGGGGCGCTGCCTCACGTAATTCGATGATGGACTATTCAGAGACAAATTCGGATGGAACGTACACCATCAGGTATCGCAGTTTCACTGTTCCCAGGCTTTCGAATGGGGCGTTGAATACTGTGGAGTTGAACAGACTGGTCATGAAGGGCGCACCCACCCGAGGCGCGTTTGTTCAGCTCGACCTGGACAATTCTATCTTCACGTACTTGTGTACGGACGGAGAGCAGAATATGTATCCGCTTGGTGCTCAGCAGCAAGTCACGATACAATCCAGGGATGCCACGGACCCTACCTCTTTACCACTTTCATCCAAGATGTATGGTTTGCCGGTCATGCAATCCGGTACGTACACGCTTGGTGGTGGATCCAATTCTCTCTCGTCTGTCCAGGCAGACATTACGTCTGTACCTGATAGGTCAAGAGAATGGCTACCTTGCTTGTCCTCTGTATGGACAGATCCTGCCATGCAATACGCACATGGGACGTTGGCACAAGCAAGAGCTTATACGGAAACGAAGTTATATGGGTCTTATGGTTCATCTACAGTGTCTGTTTACAGCACTGGTATTCCGTATGGTATTGTACCTAACCACCCTGATGCCACCACTCGTATTTACAGTGGTTGGGTGCGCCAAGGCACCCCCAATCAGATGGTGGGGTACATCAGCAAGGGTAAATACGTTGTTTGTACCCAGTATGGGTTCACCAGTGTTTCCCCAACAGCGAAGGTCAACAATTCGTCTGATTTCTTCTATCCAACATCTGCGGATGTGTTACCTCAGATATGTAGCAGGTGGACTAACAATGCGTCTGCTTCATTCCACATTGGCTTTTTATACGATGCAAGCATTGGAGATTATGGCAAGGTTACATGGTTGAGTCAGTTCTGAATTTTATCTATGAAATTTCTTCGAAAACATCACCACTAGCGATTGCATTTGATCTAAGATCATCATCAGGACCTAGTTCGACGTAAATGCAATTCCGCACAAGCCATTTCGTGTCATCTGAATCAAGACCTTTGTAAGGGTTTCGATTTGTCAGAACGATACAAGGCTTCCCCCATTCCAAAGTGACTTTCCGGTCGTATTTATCTGAGACGTCGAAAGAACGGTTACCTCCTAACCAAGCTTTGAATCCTTCTCCTTTGAGAGCTGGATTGTGCCAGCCAATGTCGTCGAAGACGGCATAATCCACTTTCTCAACACCCATGTTCAACAGCTTACGGAGGTTGAAATCCTTCTGCCAGTGAACATGCGGACCTAAGTTTGTCGCGAAGAGCGTCTTCCCCAGTCTAGAGTCGCCATAGACGATGAGAGACTTAGGTCGTTTGGATCGCTTTCCGTCAGGTCGATGAATGCGCATCCATTCAACATCTTCCGCTTCTGTTTCAGGAGGGTAGGAGACTCCTCGCGATGTCGCACGTATGGCCTCAATGGGGTTACCGAGGTTTGCGAGGAGCCACTTCCGGACTTCCGGATACCGTTCCCAATGAATGAAGATCCCGTCTTCTTCGATGGTCGGCATTTGAGGTTGCGGATTGCTGTACGCGGCACGGGCGTACGTGGTAATTTGCTTGTTGAAGAGCACGTAGTCTCGAGCAGAATGCTTTTGCACGTCTTTAAGAAATTCTTTTTCGTTTGCAAGAGCCATGCTGCCAGTCCACATGTCGTCTCGAGTGACGTTAGAACCTCGAGCGCGTGGTCTTTCGCAATTTTCGGATACAATGTCTCCGTACTTGCCAACGTAGTCCCAAGTGTTGAAGGGTGTGCGCGTAATTGGTAATATGTTGCAATGAGTTTTAAC